ATTACTAGAAGGTGAATCAGACGAAAGTAGACATTTCAGAGAAACTGTTGATATGTTTTGGAGCAAAAAATTAAATATTCCTAATTTTACTCCAAGATTAGCATTACAATTAATAGGCACAGATGTGATGCGAAATCACTTCAATGAAAACATCTGGATTAGCAGTTTAGAATATAGAGTCAAAAAACTTCATCACCAAAAAGAATGTGTAGTAATAAGTGATTGCCGCTTTCAAAACGAAGTTAATATAATACAGGCAATGAACGGCACGGTAATTTTAGTAGAAAGAGACGAAAAACCCGAATGGTACGATATTGCACTAAAGGCCAATGAAGGCGATGCTGTAGCAAGGCACATAATGAACAGAGATTTTAAAAATGTTCACGCCAGTGAATGGGACTGGATTGGATGTCACATAGACTTTACAGTAAAAAACAACGGAACCAAAGAAGAACTATTCGAACAAATAGACGAAATTATAGATCAACTTCCACAAAAACCACAAATATTCACAGATAATAGCATAGAGATAATTTGAGATCTTATTTATCTCTTTTCACTGATTTTAGTGAATTGTTATTTTTATAATACCCTAAATATAGCATTTTTTAATAAATACATGTAACCAATAAAGGTATTATAGGAGAAATAACATGGCAACATTAGTATCACCTGGTGTAGACATTTCAGTATCAGACGAATCGTTTTATTCGCCTGGCGGACCTGGAACAGTACCTTTGATTGTAATTGCAACAGCAAAGAACAAATCTAATCCCGATGGATCAGGTCTAGCACCTTACTCCAAAGCAGAAACAGATAACGAACTTTACTTAATTACCAGTCAAAGAGAATTGTTACAGCAATACGGAAATCCACAATTCTACAGCACAGGAGGAACTCCACAACATGGTTACGAACTTAATGAGTATGGCTTATTAGCCGCACACAGTTTCTTAGGTTTGGCTTCAAGAGCATACGTTCTTAGAGCAAACGTAGATTTAGACGAGTTAAAACCATTAACAAACGCACCGTCAGCCGATCCGGCAGATGCTACAATTTGGGTAGATTCTAGTGCAACTAAGTGGGGTATCTTCGAATACAACACATCTACTGCTAAGTACGAAGAACTTACAAACGTAAAAGTATTTACAAAAGATGAAATTACTGCAGGTGGTTTACCAAAACCATCAGTAGGAAAAAATGGAGATGTTGGGATCTTAGGTATAGATCAAAACGGTAAAGCAAAACAAGAAATTGTTTATTACAAAAAAGCATCTTCAGTATGGACAGAATTCACAGACGCAACTTCATTTGAAAGTACAACAGGCAATGACTGTCAGTTTGTTACTCACTTGAACAGACCAACAGCACAAAAAGACGGCGGAGCACTTGCAAACAGTGACTTAATCGTTCAAACAACATCTGCGGCAAACGGTCTAAAATATGGACTTAAAGTTTATAACACAAATACTGCATCTTGGGTCAGCACAACAGCGGAAGGCTATGCCAATTCTGCAAGTGCTTATGCAAGTACAAGTATTGGTGCTACACCTAGTGCAGGTACTTTCTTTGTAGAGTACGATTCAGGTAATAAACTTGATTCAGATGTACATGGTAGATTTGCTTTAAGAAGACATAATGGTCAAAGCAGTTTACAAGTACAAAGTTCAGCCGCACTAAGCGATACTGCAATAGCAGTACAAACTGGTTCAGATTACGGTATTAGATTAAAAATTAATAACAGTGAATCAAATATTGATGTTATATTCAGCACTGATACAAGTGGCGACGGTTTTGTTAGTGTCGATGATATGGTTCAAAGTATAAACGAAGCATTAGTAACCGGTAACGCAACTAACGTTGTTGCATCTAACGTATCAGGAAAAATTACATTAGTAGCAAGTGACGGTAAAGACATCGACGTATTAAACGGTAGTGTCAGTGGCGCATCATTTAGTGTTTCTACAAACTTAAACATTGCAACAGGTAACTACAGTAACTTTGAAGTTGCTAACATATCTGGAACAGTTGCAACAATTGGTAGTAAAAACTACGAATTTGGTACTACTGCACCAGCAGGCGACCTAGCAACAGGTAAACTTTGGTATGATAGCAGTAACAACGTTGACATTTGGTATAATAAAAATGTTGGCGGAACTGCAACATGGACAAAATACTCAGCAGACTACGATGTAAACGTAGCGGCGAGTGAGCCTACAACACAAAGCGATGGCGGTTCTTTAGTGGACGGCGACCTTTGGGTTGATTCAGATAATTTAGAAGATTATCCATTAATTTACAAAAGAAAATCAAGTGCATGGGTACTAGTCGATAACACAGACCAAGTGTCTGCAGACGGTATTCAGTTCTTAGATTTAGCATCATATGGCGCATCAGTAGTAGACGCAGACGCAATTAGTCCAGCAACAGTACCATTTGGTATTTTAGCATGGAACTTTAGAGCCAGTGGTAAAAACGTTAAAAAATACTACACTTCATATTCTTACAGTGGCGGTACACTAACTAATGTATGGGTAAGTGAGTCAGGCAATAAGTCAGACGGTTCACCTTACATGGGTAGAAAGGCACAGAGAAAAGTTATTGTTCAATCAATGCAGGCCGCATTAGCAAACAATAGCGAAATCAGAAGTGAAGTTAATTTCTACAACTTGATTTCCGCTCCTGGATATCCAGAACTAATAGATGAGATGATTACTCTTAACACAGATAAGAAAGAAGTCGCATTTATTGTTGGTGATAGTCCAATGAGATTAAAATCAGATGCAACCAGCATTAAAAACTGGTCAACCAATGCCAATAACGCAAGTGAAAACGGTGAAGATGGACTTATTGCAAGTAATCCATACGTTTCAGTTCACTATCCATCAGGTTTAACAACAAACTTAGACGGATCAAGTGTTGCTGTACCGGCTTCTCATATTGCATTAAGAACATTTGCATTCAATGACAATGTGGCATATCAATGGTTTGCACCAGCAGGGTATCAAAGAGGTATTGTACAAAACGCAACTAGTGTCGGTTATGTTGACGGAGCAAGTGGCGAGTTTGTACCTGTTTCATTAAACAACGGACAAAGAGATACACTTTATTCAAATAAAGTTAATCCAATTGCTAACTTCCCAGGAAGAGGCTTAGTTGTATTTGGACAGAAAACTCTAAACCCAACTGCAAGTGCATTAGATAGAATTAACGTAGCAAGGCTTGTAAACTACATTAGATATCAACTAGATATCGCAGTTAAGCCTTTCTTATTTGAACCAAATGATGGTATAACCAGATCAGGTGTTAAACGAGTTGCTGATTCATTATTATCAGAACTAGTTACACTAAGAGGTTTATTTGACTTCATTAGTGTTTGTGATACAACAAATAACACACCTGCAAGGATTGACAAGAACGAATTATACTTGGATATAGCGATTCAACCAACTAAAGCAGTTGAATTTATATACATTCCGATTAGAATTCAGTCAACTCTTGGTCAAACAGGCTCAGAATAAGATTATTCTAAAAATTATAAAGGGTGGATTTTTCCGCCCTTTATTTTTGGCCGAAAGATGATAAATAAATGTAATTAGCATGTATAACATGTGATTAGGAGATCGAAAGATGGCAGTAACAAAAGATAAATTTGGTGTACCTATTGAAGGTGCTCGATTAGGTATTTTACAACCTAAACTCAAATACAGATTCCGTGTAATCGTAACTGGATTTGGTGCAGGTGGTAGAACCGATGAGTTCACAAGTAACATCGTGAGTGTAACTAGACCAACATTTAATGTTGACGAAGTTGAAGTTCACAGTTATAACTCTCGTGCATATATTTCAGGTAAGCATCAATGGGAAGCGATTAATCTCAGTTTAAGGGATGATATCACTAACCAAGTTTCCGCTTTAGTCGGTCAGCAAATCCAAAGACAATTTAACCATTTCGAACAAACTACCGCAGTTAGTGGTGGAGACTACAAATTCGATATGCTTATCCAA